GATAACGATATGAAGCTAATAGCAGAATATATAGAAAGTGACTTAAATGTCATAACAGAAAAGGTCAACGGTAAAAAGACTCTCGTAATCGAAGGTGTTTTTATGCAGGCTGATTCTAAAAATAGAAACGGTAGAATTTATCCAAAATCGATTTTGGAAAAAGCCGTTGAAAAATACGTAACAGAACAAGTAAATACTGGTAGAGCTGTTGGGGAGTTAAATCACCCTGAAGGTCCTACCATTAATTTAGATAAAGTTTCGCACAAAATTACTGATCTTCATTTTGAAGGAAGTAATGTTGTAGGAAAGGCATCAATTTTACAAACCCCGATGGGAAAGATCGTAGAAGGTCTACTCGAAGGTGGAGTTAAACTTGGTGTATCAAGTCGTGGTATGGGAAGTCTTGTACAAAAAAATGGCGTCATGCAGGTTAAAGATGATTTTATGTTATCTACTGTAGATATCGTTCAAGATCCTTCTGCTCCGGAGGCATTTGTCAACGGAATAATGGAAGGTGTTGATTGGGTATGGAACAATGGCGTTCTTTGTGCACAGCAAATTGAAGAAATTGAGACTGAAATAAAAGAAGCTAAAAATATGAGCTCGGCCAATGTCGAAATCAAAGCTTTCAAAAATTTCCTCTCTAAACTTGTAAATTCTTAATAGGAGAATAATTATGTCAATAGACGAAGTTAAATTAAATAATGAACTAGTCGAAGACGTATCAGATGCTGAAGAGCTTCAAGAAGATGAGCTCGTTGAAGACGAACAAGTTCAAGACGAGGATATCCTTGAAGCAAAAGCCAAAAATGAAGATGGTCACGGTGATGACGACGAAGAGGAAGAAGTTAACGAAGGCGAACACGATAGTGACGACGACGAAGACGAAGAACCTGTAGTTGAAATGCCAAAGACTAAAGCTGCAATTATGGCTGGCGTACATGATATGGTCAAGAAGGCTAAAAAAGAACAAGCTCAGAAAATCTATGCTCAAGTAGCTAAAATACTAGCACCTGATGTTGAACCTGAAAAGGTTGTAAAAGATCCAAAAGAATCAGTTGATGTTGACGTAAGTCACATTGATTATCAAGAAGATCTTGACACATTAGTTGCAGAAGAAGCTACTCTAAGTGATGGATTTAAGGCAAAAGCCTCTATAGTTTTTGAAGCTGCTTTAAAATCTAAAGTTGCTACAGAAGTAGAGAGACTCGAGTCTGAGTATGTCTCAAACTTAGAAGAAGAAATTTCTTCAATTAAAACTGAAATGGTAGAGAAAGTAGATTCTTACTTAAACTACGTTGTTTCAAATTGGATGGAAGAAAATGAAGTTGCAATCAATAACGGTCTTAGAACTGAAATTGCTGAAGACTTTATGACTTCTTTACAACAAGTGTTCAAAGAACATTATGTGGAAGTTCCTGAAGGTAAAGTAGACTTAGTAGATGAATTATCTGCTCAAGTTTCTGAACTTGAAGAGAGCTTAAATAAATCAACAGAAGATAATATCAAACTTACAGAGTCTGTTTCTGGTTTACAGAGATCTGACATTGTAAGGAAGGCATCTTCTGGTCTTGCATTAACAGAAGCTGAAAAGCTTGCTTCTTTAGTTGAAGATATTGATTTTGATGACGCAGAAACTTTCGAAATGAAAGTGAATGTAGTTAAAGAATCATATTTTAAATCTGAAACTGCAGAAGTTGTTAGTGATGTACAAGAGGTAGTTGGTACTGATGAGGCTCCGGCCGAAATCGGTGATGTAATGGCTAGATATACTCAAGCTATAACAAAACTTAGTAAATAAAAAGTCTATAGGGGAAAAACAAAATGTTTAACGCAGACGCAAAACTAATGGAAAAGTGGACTCCAGTTCTCGAGCACACTGACCTAGAAAATATACAAGATAGTCACAAAAAAGCTGTTACAGCAAGACTATTAGAGAACCAAGAAGTCGCTGCACGCGAAGAAGCAAGAGCACAACAAGGTAACTTCCTAAACGAAGATGCTGCTGCAAATGCTACTGGTGCTGGTATCGATAACTTTAACCCTGTTCTTATCTCATTGGTAAGAAGAGCTATGCCTAACTTAATTGCATATGATATCGCTGGCGTTCAGCCAATGAGTGGACCAACTGGTCTTATCTTCGCAATGAAGTCAAGATATGGAACTCAAGCAGGTGCAGAAGCATTATTTGACGAAGCTAATACAGCTTTCTCAGGTAACTCTGCAGTAACTCAAGAAGCTGGACCATCTGGTCTAGAATCTGCTGTTGATGACGGCGATAACGACTTGGGTACAGGTGAAACAGCTGGTGAAATCGTTTCTGATTACGCTGGTGGTTTATCTACAGCTGCTGCTGAAGCTTTAGGTACTGGTGGTTCAGGTGGATCTTTCGGTGAGATGGCTTTCTCAATCGATAAGGTTACTGTTACTGCTAAGTCAAGAGCGCTAAAAGCTATGTACACAATGGAATTAGCACAAGATCTTAAAGCAATTCATGGTCTTGACGCTGAAGCTGAACTTGCAAATATTCTTTCTGCTGAAATCTTAGCTGAAATCAACAGAGAAATTGTAAGAACAGTTAACAGAACTGCTAAGCTAGGTGCACAAACTGCAAACGTTGCTGTTAAAGGTATCTTTAACGTAGACAGCGATTCAGATGGCAGATGGTTAGCTGAAAAAGCTAAAGGTCTTATCGTACAAATCGAAAGAGAAGCAAACGCTATTGCTAAAGCAACAAGAAGAGGAAAAGGTAACTATGTTATTTGTTCTTCAGATGTAGCTTCAATCTTAGCTGCTTCAGGTATGTTAGACTATTCTCCTGCTTTATCAACACAATTAAACGTTGATGATACTGGTAACACTTTCGCGGGTGTTCTAAACGGTAGATTCAAAGTATATGTTGATCCATATGCAGGTGGAACTAACCAAGACTACGTAACAGTAGGATTTAGAGGATCTAATCCGTATGACGCAGGTGTATTCTATTGCCCATACGTTCCTTTAACAATGGTTAAAGCTGTTGGGGAAAATGACTTCCAGCCAAGAATCGGTTTCAAAACTAGATATGGTATGGTAGCTAACCCATTCGTAGCAACCGACGGTACTGTAGGTGCTGATAGAAGTAATGACTACTTCAGAATCTTCAGGGTTGACGGAATTATGGCTAGCGCATAATAGCGATTAGTTATATTCTTAAAGGGAGGCTTCGGTCTCCCTTTTTTTGTGTATAAATAATATTGACATTAACACACAAACACACAGGAGGAATTATGTCAAATCAAGGAAAAAGTGGCTATGAAATAAGAGCCGATTTACTATCACTTGCAGAAGGTATTCTTACAGGAAATATCCATAGAGAAAACGATGCAGTATTCAATCATAACGATTCATTTCCAAATGATAAAAAATCATTAGGTAATCAATTTGTTTCTGTTGAAGAAGTAATCTCAACCGCAAGACAATTAAATGACTTTGTAAACGAGAAGTAAATTATATGGGGTCAATTTGATCCCATAACTATTATAAATACTATTATGGCTATTACAACTAATAAAAACTTTTTATCACCCGTTGGATTTCAACTCAAGTTGGATTCTACAAAATACGAAAACGTTGAGTATTTCTGCACGTCAGTATCACTGCCAGATTTATCAATCGCTGAAAGTCCTACTCCATTTAGAGGATCTAATATGGCTATGGGAGGCGATCGACTAAATTTTGGTAATTTAGAAGTGACGTTTAATATTACTGAAAATATGGAAAATTATATTGAAATATATAATTGGTTAAATGATATTGTAAGTAAAGGCGAAACTAAAATCGATGGTACATTATTAATACTATCAAGTCACAATAATACAACAAAAGAAGTATTATTCCGAGGACTTTTTCCAACTACGCTATCTGCAGTAGAATTTTCGACACAGCAAACTGAAGTTGAATACTTACAGGCAAGTGTATCATTTAAATATACCTATTTTGAATTTAAATAGTTTACTTTTGTAAAAACTTGTGGTATAATATAATATGGTATAAAAAATAGGAATACATTATGAATACATTAGAACAAATAATTGAGATGTGGAAAAAAGATTGCCAAATAGATGAACTCGAACTTGATGCATCTTCTAGAGAATCAGCAAAGCTTCATTCGAAGTATCTTGAGTTATACTCAATTAATAAATTAAAACTAAAAAAATTAGATAACGACTTTAAAGTGCTACTTAAGAACAAATGGTTGCATTATAACGGCAAATTAAGCAAAGAAGAAATTGACGAATTGGGGTGGAATTACGATCCTCTTAATGGTCTTACGATTTTAAAAGGTGATATGGATAAATTTTACGATGCTGATCCATTAATACAAGAGCACCAAGCTAAGATGCAATATACTCAAGAGCTTATAGATACTTTAAAGGAAATTTTAGAAAATGTTAAGTGGAGACATCAAAACATTAAAAACATAATTGAATGGAATAAGTTTACTAGCGGTATATAATGGATCTCATTAAAGTCAAAAAGAAAAACGAAGTCTTTCTACAAATAGAAACTGAACCAAGTATAGAACAAGAGTTGTCAGAACACTTCTGTTTCTACGTTCCTGGCTACAAGTTTATGCCTGCATACCGCAATAGGATGTGGGACGGAAAGATACGTTTATATGACTTGAGGGCTAAAACTTTATACTCTGGGCTGTTCAAATACGTTCAGGAGTTCGCAAAAGTAAGAGATTATACGCTTGAAGTAGATCAAAACAGCTTTGGAAGTGCTGAAAGTACGCATATTGCTGATATTGAAAGCTTACTGGAGCGGGTATCACTCTCTGTGAACGGAGAGAGTATAACTACTCGTAACTACCAACTTGATGCGCTCTCGCGCACGATATCAGATAAAAAAGCCTTACTATTGTCTCCCACCGCGTCAGGTAAGAGTTTAATCATATATTTAGCTATGAGATATTACTTAGAGCAATACGATGGTAAAGCTTTAATTATAGTACCTACCACATCTTTAGTAGAACAATTATATTCAGATTTTGCGGACTATTCTGAATTTGATGAATGGAATAGTGAAGATAACTGTCATAGAATATACTCAGGAAAGGAACGATATCAGATTAAAGAAAGAGTTATTATTACTACGTGGCAATCGATTTATAAAATGCAAGCTCCATGGTTCCAAGAATATGGTATGGTTATTGGTGATGAGGCACATAACTTCAAAGCTAAATCTTTAACTGCTATTATGGAGAAATGCGTTAATGCGCAATATCGTATAGGTACTACAGGAACTTTAGATGGAACACAAACTCATCAGTTAGTACTAGAAGGATTATTTGGACCAGTATATAAAGTTACCACAACTAAAAAATTAATAGAAGAAAAATCGCTTGCTGATTTAGATATTCTTGTATTGCTACTAAAGTATAAAGAAGATTATTGTAAGATGGTATCAAAGATGAAGTATCAGGATGAGTTAGATTTTATTGTTAAGTACGAACCTCGTAATAATTTTATATCTAATTTGGCGATGGATCAAGAAGGTAATACACTTATATTATTTCAGTATGTAGAGAAACACGGTAAACCACTCCATAATATGTTACAAGAGAAATTTGATGCTTTGCCAAGAAAAAGTAGAAAATTATTTTACGTATCAGGAGAAACAGATGTTGAAACTCGAGAGCAAATTCGCGAAATTACGGAACAGGAAAGTGATGCAATCATTGTTGCTAGTATGGGCACTTTTTCTACAGGGATTAATATTAGGCGTTTACACAATATTATTTTTGCTTCACCAAGCAAGTCTCAAATTAGGGTTCTCCAAAGTATCGGAAGAGGATTAAGAAAATCGGATGATGGTATAAATACTAAAGTGTATGATATTGCCGATGATCTTCATTGGAAAGCTAAGAAAAATTATACACTACAACATGCAGCGGAGAGAATTAAAATTTATAGTAAAGAAAAGTTCGACTATAAATTACATGATATAAATATATAGTATGGAAGACTTAAATATCAGACATTTTAAACTTACTAGTGGTGAAGAGTTAATTGGATTAGTTCAACACTCAGACGAGAACGCCTTCGTGTTAGAACGTCCCGTTCAGATTAAAATGAATAGCTTGGGAATGTATATGTATTCGCCGTGGTTCCCATTTTCTGATAAAAAAATATATAAATTATTCAAAAGACATGTAATAAATCATGTTGAAATTGAAGAAGAATCGAAAAAGCATTACATTAATTATAATGTTGGAGAGAAAAAGGATCTCACAAGCTTTAACGATATGGTTGAAAAGATAGCCGATGAATATCAAGCC